GAACCTTCTCCCTCGCGTGAATGCGACAACGCGCCCGGACGGTCAATCCGTGCCACCGATCATTCCTCCGTTTTTTCGCAGCGGCAGACCGGACATGCGGGATAGTGGAGCGCGCAGAAAAGCCGACTGAAATAGTCGGGTTTAGCGGATCACCGGGGAGATCGGTGGGAATCCGTGTGGCACGCCGCGCAGAGCGAGCGGAGGTTGGCCGGGTCTTCGGTGCCCCGCTGGACGACCGGGAGCAGGTGGTCGACCTCGGATGCCGGTGCTCCGCATACGACACACCGGCCGCCGTCGCGTTGCAGGATCGCGGTGCGCACTCGTCGCCAGGCACGGGTTGAGCCTCGGGGTGCACAGCGTCCGCAGTAGGACCCTTCCGAGATTAGCGCGCGGCAGGTGAGGCAGCGCCGCTTCACACGAAGCCGAGCAGCCGCACCGGCTCGGGACGGTTCTCGGCCGCGTCGACGGCCATCGCCAGCGCGATCATCGCGTCATTCGGGCTGTTCTCGTCCGGCTTGTCGATGCGCCAGCCGCGACGGCCGTGGCGGGCGATGGTGTTCGCTGCATGCTGCGCCAGCTCCTCGCTGTCCGGGAGCACCAGGCGGCGCTCCACGATCGCGGCGTGCAGCCGTGCGGATGCCGGGATCATGCGTGCGTCGTGCTGGGGGAACGCCACGCACGTGATCCCCTCCTGCTCCAGCTCGGCCGCCAACTGACCGGCGCGCCACGGGTCGAACACGACCTCGGCGACCGTGAAGCGCTCGGCCAGCTCGCGGATCACATCGCGGGCGTCGAGCACCGACTCGTCGCCGTGGCCGATCCAGGCACCAGCGTGCAGGTCGGCGGTCACCCACGCCACCGCCGTCGCGGCGCGCTGGCCGCCGACATCGACGCCGACATAGACCTCGGCCCCCGTCGGCAGGCTGGGCTCGCCGACGCACGCCTGCCAGGCACCCGGCGGCAGCCAGTAGGAGGCGCGCTCCGTCCACTGTCCGGCGTGGAAGCGGCGGAACGCCAGCTCCGGGACCGCCTCCTGCTGTGCCCGGAGATCCTCGACGCGAACCCAGGACGCCGGGTTCGCCTTCTTCGCGCTGGGCGGCGTTAGCTCCGCCTCCTCCGGGACCGACCACTCCAGCATTCGCAGGCCAGGACCGCGCGCGTCCGTCAGGAATCCGTGCCGGGTCACCGACGGCTGCGCCAGCGCGCGAGCGCGCAGCCGTCCGAGCGGCGTGTCGGCACCCTGCCCGGCGGAGGAGATCACGATCAGCTTCGCGCCCGGCCGTTTCGCCAGCGCGGTCAGCAGCGCCAGGTACACCTGATCATTCGGGTGCGCGTGCAACTCGTCGACGATCGCCAGGCCGTACGTCAGGCCGTGCAGGCGGGGAGCATCAGCGGCCAGGACGCGCAGGTGACGGGTGAAGACGCGCGGCTGGCGAGGGTCGTCGCACCAGCGCAGCTCGAGGTGGCGGTCGACGACGTTCGGGTGCTCCAGCGTGCGCGCGAACCCGGCCGCGTACTCGTACAGGATGCGCGCCTGCTCGCGGCTCGCGGCCGCGCAATACACGTGACCAGACCGCGTGATCAGGTGGTGCAGCGCGAACGCCGCCGTGAGCGCGGTCTTGCCGTTGCCGCGCGGCAGCAGCACCGCCAGCTCGCGCTCGGGTCCCTGGGCGGCGCTCGCGATGCGCCGCTGAAACGGCTCCAGCGGCAGGTCCAGCAGCTTGCAGAACAGCGGGAACCCACGCATTACAGAGAAACCCTACTTGGACGGTAGGATTTAGCTCCGTGAGCTGGTTTCGCCGCAAGCTTGAAGACCGCGACCTGAAGCCGATCGAGCAGCCCGTCTACGCGACCGGCATCCCGCTCACGACCGCCCCGGTCGTCGAAGCCGACCAGTACAACGCGCTGCGGATCACCGACGCCTACGCATGTGTGCGGGTGCTCGCCGACACCGTCGCCAGCCTGCCGGTGCGCGCCTACCGCGACGTCGGCTCAGGACGGGTGCCGGTCGGACCTGACGCGCGCATCATGCGGCTGCTCAACCGCCCCTCCCCCGGCTCGACGTCCGCCGACCTCTTCTCGTCGATCATGGTTCACCTCAACGTCGCCGGCAACGCTTTCATCGGCAAATGGCGCGTCAACGGCGAAATCGTGTCGCTGAGCCTGCTGCCGCCCGACACGGTGCAGGTGATCCTGCGCGGCCAACAGATCATCTACCAGCTCTGGTTGCCGAACCAGGACACCACGTTCTTCGGCCCCGAGGATGTGCTGCACATCAAGGCGATGACGGGCACCGACGGGCTCGTCGGCCTCTCCCCCGTCACGCAGGCGCGGCTCGCGCTGACCCTGAGCGCGAACCTCCAGGAGTCAAGCCGCCAATACTTCGCGAACGGCTCGCGACCCTCCGGCGTGCTCAGCGTCACCGGCGCCCAAAACGACTTCACCATCGAGAAGATCCGTGAGCGCTGGGACCAGCGCCACAGCGGCACCGAGAATATGCACCGGATCGCCGTGCTGTCGGGCGAAGCGAAGTTCCTGCCCGTTGCCTTCTCGGCCGACGACAGCCAGTTCCTTCAGCAGCGCGAGCTGAGCGCGCGCGAAGTCGCGCGGGTGTTCCGGGTGCCCGCCTACATGATCGACTCGGAGCCGGCCAGTGGCCGGCGCACCTACGCGAACGTGACTCAGGAGGCGCTGCACTTCGTCCAACACTCGATCCGCCCGTGGCTGACGCGGATCGAGCGCGCGTTCGCCGCCGACTCGGACCTGTGCCCGGGCGGCACATATCTCAACTTCGACCTCGACGGTCTGCTGCGCGGCGACCCCGACCTGCGGTCGCAGATCTATCAGCGCGCGCTCGGCTCGGTCTCGAGCGGCGCGCCGGGCTGGATGACGGTCAACGAGGTGCGCGAGCTGGAGAACATGGAGCCGATGCAGGTCGAGCAGGCCGAGACGCTGGCGGACGAGTTGGCCGAGGCTATTCCCGACGTTGGGAATAACGGGAACACCAACGGGGCCACGACGATGACAGGGGCGTGATGGACGAGCACTTTCCCAACGTCGGGAATGTCGAGGAGCGCCAACTGGAGCTGACCACCGATGGTCAGAGGATCAGAGGCGTCATCCCCTATGGCACCGAGAGCCGCGACCTGGGTGGCTTCACCGAGGTGATCGAGCCGACCGCGCTGCGCTCCACCAATCTGGACGGTCTTGTCGTCACCGTCGACCATGCCGGGCTGCCGCTCGGCCGCTACCCGAGGACCTTGGAGCTGGAGGACCGCAGTGACGGCATGCACTGGTCGCTGACGCCGCCCGCAGCGCGCGCCGACGTCATCGAAGCCGTCCAGCGCGGCGATTTGAACGGCGGAAGCTGGCGGATGCGCGTCGGCCGCGACGAGTGGCGCGGCAACGTCCGTCACGTTCACCAGATCGCCGAGCTCGCTGACGTTTCGATCGTCACACGACCGTCCTATCCCGCTGCCACCGTGGAGATGCGCAGCCAACCACAGGAGGCCACCGTGCCCGAAGAGAACACCCAGACAGTGGCCCCTGAGACTCAGGAGGCCGTTGAGACTCGCTCCGAGCCCGCTCCCACGCCGGAGCCGGCGCCGTCATTGGGCAGCCTGCGCGTCGAGAGCAGGGCCGAAGGTGAGCGCCCGCGCAGCCTCGCCGAGTGCTTCCGCTCGCGCGGCTTCCCTGGCGAGCGCGCCGTCATCGCCTGGCAGGAGTTCGAAGACCGCGCGGTCACCTGGAGCGCGTCCATCAACCAGCTCGCGCAGCCGATCCGCCGCGAAGGCGTCCCGCTCGGCCAGGACCAGCGCTACGCATGGCCGGCGTTCGGGCGCATCGCCGTCGACGCCGGAGCGACCAGCGTCAACGTCGTCCAGCAGACCGCGCGCTCGCTCGCCAGCGCCGCGAATGTGGTGCGGGCGATCGACGCGACGACGACGAAGCCGGAGACCGGCTCGACCTTGAACATCGTCACCGTGGCGCTCAACCAGGTCGCGACGGTCCAGAGCAACATCCCGAACATTTATCTACTGCAACCAGCGCTGAACACGATCGTCGACAATGACCTGACGTTGGCGATCAACGAAGGGCTCGATTCGCTGGTGCTGACCGCGATCGCGACCGCCGGGTTCCACGCGCCCGGCACTGAAGACCTGATCACGTCGATCCGCAAGTGCATCACGACGCTGCAAGGCGCCGGGTACTCACCCGACACGCTGCTGCTGACCCCAGCCGCCGCCGAGAGCCTCGATTTGTTCAAGGCGACAACCGCCGATTTTTTCTATCAGTTCGCGCCTGATCTCTCGCCGAACCAGATCTTCGGTCTAAACAAGCGCATCTCGAAGTCGATCCCGGCGCCTGCCGTCTGCGACTCGCAGGCGTTCGGCAAGCTGTATGCGTCGCCGGTTTCACTCGCCAACTTCGAGGCGAACAACGGTTTGACAAATTCACGAAATGTCCGTCTCGAGCTGAACGCCGCGTTTGGCACCGAGCGCGTCGCAGCCGCCGTCAGGATCGCGGCCTCGTGATGACACAGCCGAGGAAGCCGAAGCCTAGGGCCACACCCGCCCGTGAGAGCCCACGGGAGCCCGCTGGAGCCGCACGGAAGGCCAAGCCTGCACCCGAGGCTGCACCGGCCGAAGTGACACCGCAGGGGGCCGCACCCACGCCCGCACCCGCCACCTCGTCCACGCCCACGGCAGCCCCGGCAACCCCACGCAGTGCCCGCACCGTCAGCGTCAGCCCGGCGAGCAGCACCGGCCCGCAAATGGGCATCGCGATCGAGTGGACTGAGCGGCGCGCACGCGGTTGGCGGTCTTGGCGATGAGCACCGTTCCCTACCTGCCGCCGTTCTGGAGCGACCTGCCGGCTGTCACCGACACTGACGGCACCGTCCTGTCGCCGGCGATGCCGTCGCCGCCGCCCGTCAACCGGGCCGACGTGATGCCGACGGTCGCGCAGGTCGCGCAGCTTGAGAGGACAAGATGCGTCGATGCGAACGGGATGGATCAGGGGACGTTCACCGCTATCACGCATCCGAGCGACACCGAAGTGCTGGCGCTGATCGACCAGGCCGCCGCCGAAGTGCTCGGTCAGCTCCCGCTTGACATTGACACGTTCTGGAATCCGACGATCACGCGGCTGATCGCGCTCCGGACCGCCGTGATGATCGAAATCTCGTACTACCGCGAGCAGACCGGACCCGGCTCCCCAGCCGGGCTGTGGGAGACGCAGCTACAGACGGAGCTGGCAGCGATGCAAGCCGCGATCCCCGTCGCCACTTACATCGCGTAAGTGGCCCGCAATGCGTGAATCTGTCAATTTCACATTTATTAGTTGACATGCCCATGCGCGCGGCATACATTCCAGCCATGCGGACAATGCTGGCATCCGCGCCATGACCGACGACGAGTTCACGCCGCGCGAGCGAGGTCTGCTGGCCGGGCATCGGTTCGCGCGAATCTTCCGGGAGGCCGGGACCACCTACGAGGACGAGGACGGCGTCAGGATCGACCCGGTCCTGAGCGCCGCGCAGGACCCGCCCGTCATCGCGCAACAGGTCCGCGAGGCGGTCATGGACGGTGGCATGGCCGAACGACTCGCCGAAAGTGACGACCCTGACGCCGAAGACGCGTTCTGGGACGGCTTCGCGCAAGGCGTGCGCGCCTATCTCGCGGAAGTCGACACCGGGATGAGCAACTGATGGCCAACCCTGTCGCGCAGCGCATCATCGAGCTGCGGGCCGGAGCCGAGCCCACCCAGGAAGAGCGACACCTCGCGGTGCGCCTCGACAGTGGAGAACGACTGCGCGGCGAAGAGCTGGCGCTCGGGATGCAGGTCTCGCTCCTGCTCTGCGACGACCCGACCTACAAGGAAGCGGTCGAAGCGCACAACGACGCGCACTACGGCAGACGGGACGTGGAAGACATCGCCGACCGGATGATCGCCGGAGAACAAGTCTCGAAAGACGAGGTCGACGCAGCCATCAAAGCTGACGAGCGCAGGCGCACAGTCACCCGCCTGCGCCTCGAAGCGACAGCGCGCCGCGTGCGCATCCCGGTGACGGCGACGAGCACCGCGCCCACTACGGTCATCATCGCCGCGCCACGCCGAGCCGCACCGAGGACGCGACGTGAGAGCCACATCGCACGGTCGAGCTCGTCCAGCGACAGCGGCGACTCTGACTTAGCCGACTTACCCGGTGCCCGCCTCTGGCGGGCGATCCGCCGAGCCTTGGGGCGGCCGTGATCGCCTGGCAGCAGTTCCGTCACGGCATCCTCGACCGGCTCGGCCCCGACGAGCGGTTCGTCGCCCTCGACGACATCGACACCTCGCTCGGCCGCTGTCCGTCATGCAAAGCGGACCTGCCGAACTACGCCGTCGTGCGCTTTCGCGGCGTGATGTGCGAGGTCGACATCCGCTGCCGTTGGCTGCTCGCCGACGGCTGGGTGGACGGCTGCACCCGCGAGCAGCTCGCCGACGCCTTCGGACTGTCCCCTATCGACCCAATGGAGGCTCTGTGACCAGGTTCGGACCCAAAGACGCCGGACGCGACATCATCGCCGTCAAAGCCAGCGACATTGAAAGCGAGGCTGTGCGCTGGGCGTGGCAAGGCTGGCTGCCGCTCGGAATGATCTCGCTGTTCGTCGGCGAGCCCGGACAAGGCAAAACCACGCTCGCCTGTGAGCTGGCCGCGAGACTGACACGTGGCGAGCTGCCCGGTGACCTGTACGGCATGCCCTCGTCGGTGCTGATCCTCAGCTACGAGGACGTCTGGAAAACCACCCTGAAGCCGCGCCTTGAGGTCGCCGACGCTGATGTCGAGCTTGTCCGCTTCCTGCGCTGCCGGGATCGCGGCCGCGTCATCGACCTGACGCGCGACCTGCCGGATATCGAGGCGATCGTCAGGGAGAACAAGGCCAAGCTCCTGGTGATCGACCCATTGGTCGCCGGCATGCCCGCCGGTGAGGTCAACAGCCACCGCGAGCAGGACGTGCGCAGCGTGCTGGCGCCGATCGCCGCGCTGGCAGAGCAGGCCGAGATGAGCATGCTGGGGCTCGGTCATCTCACCAAGAGCGCGACCAGGGCGATACTCGCCGCAGGTGGCTCGGTCGGCTTTGCTGGTGCCGCCAGGAGCATGCTCCTGTTCGGGCTCGACCTGGACGACGCACGCGGCACGTACGGACCGGCCAGGGTGCTCGCGCACGTCAAGACCAACGTGGGAGCGCGCCGGCCGTCGCTTCGAGTCTCGGTCGGACTCGCCTTGACGGCCAAGCTGATCCAGACCTCGCAGGCGGCCATCGGCGAAGAGTGCGACTTCACCGCCGACGATCTGGTCGGCAAGGACTCGCGCCGTGAGACGCCGAAGGAACGGGCGACGAAGTTCCTGCGCGAGCTGCTCGCCGACGGACCGCACCCAGCGCAGGAGGTGCTCGACCTCGCCGCCGAGAACGGCATCGCTCAGAGGACGCTGAAGCGGGTCAAGGATGAGATCGGCGTCGAGGCTTACCAGCAGGAGCGAGCCTGGTTCTGGAAGCTCGAGACCGTCGCCGAAGCCGCCAACGATGGCGACGAGTAGCTCAGGATGCCAGGTCAGGGTGCCACTTTCCCCTAGTACAAAAGTGGCACCCTGGCACCCTGAGACCTGCCCAGAAGGCGCCGCAGACCCCTATCAGGGCAACTTCCCAACGTCGGGGATCCGTCGATGACCGAGCGGCTGCTCAAGGCCGAACAGCTCGCCGAGCGCTGGCAGGTCTCGAAGGCGCACGTCCACGCGCTCGCCCGTCGAGGCGAGATTCCGTACATCCAGCTCGGTCGCTACCGCCGCTTTTCGCTCGACGCGATCGAAGCGTTCGAACGGCGGACTGAGAACGGTGGTCTGCCAAAGTCTGGAGCCGAATGAGCCAGCCCACCGGCTACGTCCACGCGATCAAGCGCGCCACAGGCATCGTCTACTACGCCCACGTCCGCACCGCCGACGGGCGCCGCCTGCACCGTCGCCTCGGCCCCGCATGGACCCAGCGGTCGCGCCCGCCCAAGGGCTACCTGACACGCGCGCAGGCCGAGGTGCGCCTCGCCGAAATTCTCGCCGGACAGGACGACACCGCGCTCGTCGCACCCGCGTCCGGGGCGACCTTCACGCACGCCGCTCGAGAGTGGCTGCGCTACGTCGAGCACGACCGCAAGCGCGAGCACTCCACGGTGCTCGGCTACCGGCGCGCCGTCGAGCACAGGCTGATCCCGAAGTTCGGCAAGCTGCCGCTCGAAGCGATCACCGTCGACGACGCCGACCGCTGGCGTCAGGAGCTGCTCAGAGAGGAGCTGTCCGCGAACTCGATCAACAAGCTGCGCTGGTACGGCGAAGCGGTCTACAAGCGCGCACAGCGCGTCTGGGGCATCACCACCAACCCCTTCGCCCTCATCGATCGTCAGCCTATGCGCGTGCCCGACGACTTCAACACCTTGGAGCCTGGCGAGACGTTGCTGTTGGCCGCCAACGCCGCCAACGACCAGGACGCCGCGTTCTACACGGTCGCCGCCTTCACTGGCCTGCGCCTCGGTGAGCTGCTGGCGCTCAGGTGGGGCGACCTCAACTTCAGCGACCGGCTCGTCCACGTACGCCGCGCCTACACCAGAGGCCACATGAAGGCGTACCCGAAGGGACGCAGACGCCGCTCGGTGCCGATGATCGACCAGGTCATTCCGCCGCTCGACCGGCTCTGCCAGCGCGAGCACTTCACCGACCCCGATGATCTTGTCTTCTGCAACGCGGTCGGCGATCCGATCGACGAAAGCGCGCTACGCCGGCGCCTGTGGGCTGCGCTCGACCGTGCGGAGCTGAAGCGCATCCGTCTGCACGACCTGCGCCACAGCTTCTGCACGATGGCGGTGCGCGCCTACCCGATCGAGCGAGTGCAGGTCTACGCAGGCCACGCCCAGATTCAGACCACGATGCGCTACATCCATTTGGTGCCGCAGCATGAGGACGCCGACCGCCTGTCGGCGATCGTCGCGGCAGCGACCGACGTGGACCAGTCCGTGGACCGAACTGGCGAAATCCAGGACAACTGAGCGCAACTCAGCCGTACAAAAGCCCTGCAAATCGAACCAGGGC